GGCTCTAGTCTAGTAGAACCATGTATGCTTCCGCATTGTGTTGGCGAAACCAGTTAAGATGCTTACGCATTATCTTATAATGTTTGTCTTTAGTGTCTGGGTCTGTGTGTACCTCAGCCATATGCTCGGCCAAGAAGATGCAATCGTGTCTGTCTGCTTCTTCCTTTGTAAGCATAACAGACTCACCATTGAATCTGTTCTTACGTTTTTCTGTTCGTTCTAGTTCCATAAGTCCCTCACCATTGCGCCGTTTGTGGCTTTGTTAAGTGCCTCAAGATACTCGGTCTCTGTCATCTTGAGATAAGTTAAACAGAACTCATGTTTGATCTGTTGTGTTGCGCCAGGTGTTCTGATGTAGTCAACTGCTTTGTCTAACATCTCTTGGCGTCTTGCGCCCCCTGGCATGTACTCGGCTTTAATTGTTTTTGTCATATTATACCTTTCTTGTTAATAGGATTATCCTAGTCTAGTTCGGTCCTATTGTCAACCCTTTCAATGCTATGACTTGAACCCCAACGATTATTATTCTCAACTTTGGCATATCCTTGGCTCTCTCGTCTGTGTCTAATAAACTCAATCGGTCGACCTTGTTCAATGTTTTCCATGTTATGATTGAGCCATTCTGATTGACATGCTTGACTACAAAAGTATTTGCCTCTTGAATAATTATAGTAACTTTCTGGGTCAAAGCGATGATCTATATTAACTTCAGCATAACGACCTCTAACCACACCTCTAGATTTTAGAAATCTATCTTGTGTAGTTTTAGTATGGCAATTAGTTCCTTGGCAAAAATGTTTATTCGGCATTAGTGCCTCACTTTCCAACTTGTCGTCGCAGTTCTATAACCATGACTATCTAAATCGTAGTACACATAGTAAGGCACGCCTTGTTTTGATGTGCCATATCTTGACTTGTCGTCATGTTTGCCTTTTCTTGTGATGTGCTTCTTATGTTTAGAAGCCCAATAAGTAATGTAAAATGTTTTGTTTGTCATATTATACCTTTCTAGTTATGTAAGGGATATTATAGGATATCCCTTACATTGTCAAACTTTAATTTAAACTTTCTTCATATTGTTTTCTAGCCAATATCTTGGCTTCCCTTGTATTAGCAGTTTGTTTATTCTTCATACCTTTAATCATACTAGCCAAGTTGCTAGGATTGTAGATAGTCAAACCTGTTGAGTTAGTTCTGATTAGTTCTGCCTCATCAAGTTTAATACCCAACTCGGTAGCCAACTCAATACCCTCTGATAGATACCTATATGCTTTCAATCCAATTTTTAATTGATCACATTGTTTAGTGATTGTATCAATCCATGTTTCGTGTTTTGATACAACGTTTGCTTTTGCAATTCTCCAAGTTTCAAATTGCTCGTACTCATTTTTAGTACAGGCTATTGCTCTTGAACGACAGTAAGATGTTCCAATTACATCAAGATAGTATTGGTCATCAAAAGTTTTTGCCATACCTGTATTATCATTAGAAGAATGATAACCACTCCCTGTTTTGCCAAGTGCTTTTAAACACTCGTCAACATGTTTTGTTTTGTGTGGGTTCTCTTTGTTTTCTTTTTGTTGTGCATAGATATCTGGGTTGCAATCCATAGCTTTTAAATCCTCACGATAATAAGCAAGTGCAAAGTGATTACCCTCTGTGTGATCGTACTCACTACCATTAGTATTGCCAAACAAACCAAAATCAAAATGAGATTTAGTTTCTTTTGGTTCGCCCTCATCATCAACACCCTCTTGGTGTGCAAAGTAAAAGCATTTATCTTTTGCAACAACATCACATGGACTTCCATATTTATTTTTAAAGTGTCTTAATGTTGCAACATCTTCTGTTGGATATGATCTCTCAACAACTTCTTTTGCAAGTTTGTGTGCAGTTATATATTGCTCATCAACATATTCTCTTGATTGAAGATATGCCTCTCGTTCTTGAGTGTCCTCATTCTCAAATGTATGTTTTATTTTATTAAAGAGTTTGTTTCGCAACTCTGTATTCATTCTTATTTTAGTCATTGTACCTTTCTGGTTATTATTTTTATTTTGCATTTAATTTGTTTTATACCTTGACAATAGGATAGTCAAGGATTATATATTATTTATTCCCTTTTGCTAATATACGGAATTAAAAAACTCAAATTAGCTGGGTTGATAGCGTTGGCCAAGTACACTCTTCGGAGTTTTCCGCAACGCTACTGATCCCTGGTTCCTTCCATATACTAGCTTAACCATGGAGGCGGAAGGAACCTGGGATCAGTCATTATTGACTGTGGAGATAACACTATAACCCGGGGGCATGCGTAGGATCCTGTATGGTATTAAGCGACGTTACCTACCCCGCGTAGCATAGTGACTGATCACTGATCCCTGGTCTATTGACCGAGTGGTGTAGCTTATGCGGAAACGATCGTTGCTACTGGCCAGCACTCAATGGACCAGGGATCAGTTTAGAATGATTCTAAAAATCATTCTAAAGAAGAGAAGCCTGAAGCGCCAAGCCTCAAGCGTCAGGCAACGCTTGACAATGGTTCAAGGATAGTATAGGATTAATATAGAAAGGAATAATTATGGATAATAAAACAAATGAAGAGCAGCTTAAAGTGCTTCAGATTACAGAGCTTCGTAGAATAGCGGACGCCCTGGATACTGTTATTAAGATGGTGAAGGAAGACCAGGAGAGATCAAGAAAATATATGGAGGACCGGAAGGATGACTAAGGCCCACCGGGCAGGATCTGAGAGTGTTCAGATCCTGCTCAACCATTGGCGCTGGTTAATGGATCAGGGCCCGAGCTACAAGCAGCAAGCGGCAAGCGCCAAGCGTCAGGCGGCAAGCTTGACAAGGAAACATTATAGTGATATAGTATCCTATAAACTAAAGGAGAAAGATTTATGAAAACAAGTGAAGCATGGCAGCTGGTAGGCGGCCTAAGTAAACCATCAAAAATGCCTGGCTGGTCAATAGGTATACCAGCGAAGGAATGCAAGACTGGCAGCAAGCTCAGACTAATTCCTGATTCAGTGTGTAACAAATGTTACGCTCTAAAAGGCTGTTATGTTTTTAAAGTTGTACAGGAAGCGCAATACAAAAGACTCAGAGCTATCAGTCACCCGGACTGGGTGTTGGCTATGGCAACGCTGATCAATTCTAAAAAGCCAGATGTATTTAGATGGCACGACTCAGGAGATGTGCAGGACGTGCAGCACCTGGAAAAGATATTCGAAGTGTGTAGAGCTACACCAGCTAAGCGTCACTGGATGCCAACCCGTGAAGCATGGATCAAGGACCATATGCAAGACGCGCCAGCAAACTTAGTTGTGCGCTTCTCATCACCAATGGTGGACCAGGGACCAGTCAAGAGCTGGGCCAACACGTCGACGGTCTCGACAAAATCTAGAACATGTCCAGCCCCTGATCAAGATAACGCCTGCGGCAGCTGTCGAGCTTGTTGGGATCCGCTGGTAAAAAATATTGAATATGGTAAACACTAGCATGACACATGTTTTCAAACATCCAAAATTTTACAGAATCCCTAGGGATAAATCGGATCAGGCCATTAGCTCAAGTCCACACGACGGTGTGGTAGAGCGTGCGCCGGGTCCGGGCCTCAAGCTTCAAGCACCAAGCGTCAAGCCCCAAGCTCCTCAAGCATCAAGCGACAAGCGTCAAGCCCCAAGCAGCAAGCGTCAAGCTTAAACCCACAAGCGTCAAGCTCCATGATACGTGAACCACGGAAAAGTTTCACGGTACCCGGACCAAGGGCCTCTGCTATGATAAATGTATTGTTCGGATGCCTCACATGGAAGCTAATTTGATGTGGTGAGAACCTTATTTTATTCCCCCTACAGACCTTTAATTCTACAGTGAAAAAGTGCCCAGAATTATTATACCCCAATAGATCGGGAGTACCAAGTAAGCTATTGTTTTCCAGTCTAATCCACGAAATATCTTTAATATTTTTTTTAACTTTTGCATATAATTTTTGTTCTGGTTTCAAGGGAAGTTAGTAATCCCGTTGAAGCTTTTCAGGTAAGATAAGACTCGATGGTTTCTCAGTTTTCATAACCAATCTATGTGCACTTTGACCAGGCTGACCTATGATAGGATGTGCATTTTCATGTACTTCCATTCGTCTAATTGCGTGTAACTTTCCATTAATCTCTACGTAGATGACAGCGTTCTTTACTGCATCAGAACCTTTCGTAAAGTTGCTTAGAAACAACTGCAAGTCTTGTACTCTCATGAATTTTTTCTTAACTTGATAGATAGATCCTCTATCACTTTTTTATACCCTTGCAAGAGGTTTTTGTTTTTCTCATTTTCATAAGAAAATTTTTTCCAATGATAAATTTGTTTCTGTGCATCTCTTAAAATCTGTTGATACATTTCAATTGTATGATGTAAGTTTCTTACTTCTATCTGTAACTTTTCAATTTTACGTTCTAAATCGTGTTCTCCTCTATCATCTTTGTATACTTTCATTCTTGACATTATAGGATAGTTCCCTTAAATTGTCAACATGGGTGTTCCAAAAAGATTAACAGAAATGCAACAACGATTCGCTGAGTTCTTAGTATTCGGTGGACCGGATGGACCAATGACTAAACGTGAAGCTGCTGTCGCTGCTGGCTACAGTCCAGATAGAGCAATGCGAGAAGGATCTGAATTAACTAATCCAAAATATTCTCCACTTGTTGTTAAACATATTGGTGAACTTAAAGAAGAAAGATTAAGAAAACATGAAGTGACTTATGAAGGTCATGTTGCAGAACTTGCTAGACTTAGAGAGGCCGCTTTAAAAAAAGGATCATTCTCTTCAGCAGTGAACGCGGAAGCAAACAGAGGAAAAGCAGCAGGACTATACATAGATAGAAAGATAATAAAAACAGGAAAACTAGAGGACCTATCAGAACAAGAGCTAGAAGCAAAAATGAAACAGATAATAGACGACTACGGATCTCTAATAAATGTGACACCTAATGAATCTTCGTTATCTTCTTCACACAAGAAGTTGGAAACACCGACCTCTCCGAAAAAGTAATACTACCATCATCATCAACATCATATCCAGAAAATATTTTAACTGTATCTTTATCTTTAGAAAACAACCAACCTTCACTTACAGGTGTAGCTAACTTCATATCTTTAAATTCTCTAACACTACCCCAACCACCTTCAGTAATAATATCAATCCAATCTATACGTACACGCTTGTATGGAAACTTAACCTCTTGTTTAATTGTTTTAGGTTTGCTGTAACTATTAATGTGTCTAGATTTTTTTCTTGCCATACATCCTTTTTATACCTTCGACACTATAAGACAATTTTTTTTTACTCTGCGCTTTTTTTAAAAAAAATAAAAAAAGTGTCGAAGGTAGGTGAAATTGACCTATAACCGTTGGTACTATTGAATAGTAGCTTCGACACCTGGGGTGTCGCAGAGGGGTCGACAAGGGGTCGAAGGTGTCGACAAATTCCCTTAAATTTGTACACTTTTGACGCAGAAAACTTAAAATCATTCTAAAGAAGGGCCAAATTGTCGACACTTTCGACACCTGTTCGACACCCTGTCGACACTTATAAAACGACTCCATCTGCCTTCTTTTCGCCATACTTACGCTCGTATTCTGCCTCAATCTGTATCATTAGGTCCGTGATCCCTGATTCGTCCATCTTGACCACTTGGTCCATGGCCCGTGATACAAGGTCCTTCTGGTATTTGATAGCCTTATTCTTTACTTGAACTTGGTCTATCCCCCATCGAGTTTGATCCGTCATTAATTATCTCTTAATTTTTTAAAATCAGCTAACGTTTTATGATAAGACTCTTCATCTTTTTCATGAGTCGGAACTAAATTATTATTAGGTCCATCAAGATCTGCTCTTTCTACGTAACAGATAAAACATTCTCTGTCTTTTGGTTTAGGCATAAATGGCATAGGCACCCGATTTTCATCTCTATTCTCAGGTAACTCATCTTCTTTTAACATACGATCACACGTATCACATTGTATGTCAGTCATTTGTTTGCTCCTTTCTATTATATAATTTATGTATTAATTTATTTATACGAACATCCCTTTTACCTATCACTCCTACAGGATGTACCTTCATTGATTGAAGTCTATTTATTTTATCTAGATTATTTGGTCTTATCTTTCTGAACATTAAAATCTTCTTCTTTCATTGGTGTTGTTCTTTCTTTCTCGTCAAATTGTAACTCATGAAACATGTCTAAACGTTTCAAGAATTCATGCTTCCAGCGTCTAAGTTCTGGTCCTTCTACTTTAAATTCTTGGTAATATAGGTCAGGCGTGCATACCATGATAACTCCCTGCTGTATCTTACTTCCGTAGACGTAGTCATGGGCCATGGCGTAGGCTGCGATTTGTAAATAATAATCTTCGATCCATTCCTTTTTTTTAGGACGGTTAGCTTGTTTAAAGTCAACAATAGTTTCAAGATCGTTATGCGAGCATACAAGGTCTGTTTGACCTGCGTATAGACCCGGATAATGTAACGTAACTTCCGACCCGTAATACTCCGATACTGGCGCAAGACCGACCTCCATAATTTTGTCGGCCATGGGACGCGCCTGGCATCCGAGTTCTGTAAGATCATCGTAACCAACGCCCGTGACATAAGATTCGAGGAATTTATGCATACTGGTGCCCCGTGCACTAGATACATTC